CTCCAGCAACGCTAAAGAAGCGCTTAAAGTTTGGAATGAGATCTATCTGTACGAAACAGATCGATTGGCCAATATCTTGTATGTTCCAAACTACAAAGATCCATTTCAAGCCAGGTATCGTTATGAACGCTCAGGTGCTGAGTTCATTCAAGCTCTACCTGGTCCTGCTGACACTGCAGTGGGTTCTCGTATTTATCTTCATGAGGCATGGCGCTAATGGGTAACGCATTCCTGCAGATGTTTATGCGCGGTGGCCCAGCAGCGTTGCGTGCCGTGCAAGGTTTTGGTGCCAAAGCTGCACCTAAGGCTGTTAAGCAGCTTGCCGATACTGTCACCAACCCTCAGACCTACCGTTCGCTTGCTGCCCAGGCTGAGAATGTTCTCCAGCGTGGGCTTCCCGGTCAGTTTGCTGGACCCAACTTTGGTAATATTCCAGCTCGTTTCACTGGTCTGATCAGTGATGTTGCCGGTATGCCAGCCGGTATTCAACGCTCTGCTCAGGCTGGGATGGTTAACCGTGCCATCCAAGAGGCAGCCGGTTCTGTCCCACAGCTTGCCCGTGGTGCCCAGCAGTATGCCACTGGTGCACTGAAGGCACCGGTTATTGGAGATGCAGTACAAGGAGCCCGTCAAGTTGCTACAGGCTTGCAAGGAGCTTTAGTTAGCCCCACGGGATTCGGTGGTCCCTTTATGCGTGACGCTGCCCTGCGTCGGGAATTCTTAAAACAGTTTGGTGGTACTAGCGAAAAAGCAGCTCGTGCACTGAGCGGACAATCGGGGTTTGGTCAGGTTGGAAGCCTAGTTCGTAACCTTGCTCCTGGTGGCGCTACCGGCTTACGTGGTACGGCAGTACTGGGTGGCATGGGAGGTATGGCTTGGGGCCTGGCAGATCCCACTCCAATGATTGAAGCTAGCCGTGGCTTACTGGGTGTTCTGCAGGACCAAGGTCTTGTTTACGATCCAAAGAAAGATTCACGCGTTACACCTATTCAAGATCGTCCTGTTGTTAATCCTGGTGAATTAGCACCTGATTACAGCGGTGCCAGGGATCGGGCATTTCGATTTGCGCAATATCAAGGAATGGGCCAGAATCAGGTTGGTGGCGCTCCGCCGCCAGCCCCGACCCTTCCTGCACCACCTTTGGCAGCAGGCGCTGGGTCGCAAGCCGGACGACAGACCCCTCCAGCCCCCGCACCGTTAGGACCTGGAGTTGTGTCTACTGGGGCCGGTGTCCCCGCACAACGACAAAATGTTCAAAACCGCGCACTCTCTCAAGAAGTACTTAATGCTGCTCAGCAGTACTCTGCTCCTTCAAGTGTCCCCCTTTCTTCCTTCTATGAGGGCCAGCAGCAACTGGGTAGGAGTATGGAGCAGACTGGAGAGTTGCAACGGCAACTGACGGAATTAGGTGGTGCGACAGGGATGACGCCAGAAGCTCTGATGCAATGGGCTCAGCGCAATCCTGGTCTTGCCTACCGCGAACTGAAGAAACTCCAAGCGAGGGGCGGCGTCCGATGAATGAGCGTCAGTTCCTAGAGAAGTTCCGTAGTACACCAGAAGGTCAGCGCCTGCTCAAAACCATTCGGTTTGCAGAAGGTACTGCTGGTCCCAAGGGTTACCAGACCATGTTTGGCGGCGGAACATTCTCTGATCTGAGCCGCCATCCGGATCGCGTTATTCGCAGTGGTGGTTACGCCAGTGCTGCAGCAGGTGCCTATCAATTCCTTCCTGGAACGTGGCAAAGCCAAGCATCTCGCCTTGGCCTAAAGCGTTTTGGAGAAACTGAGCAGGACATCGCTGCTTTGTCCCTGGCACGCAACCGTTTGATGGATATTGGTGGACTTGAAACCGTCCGTAAGGAAGGTTTAAGCCAACGTGTTGCTGCCGCCCTGGCACCTGAATGGGCCTCATTCCCAACGGAATCAGGACGCAGTTACTACGGCCAACCCGTCAAATCCTTAGCTTCTCTGCAGAAGTATTACGGATCTGCACCAGTTTCAGCAGCAGCACCAACCCCTGCTCCTGCAGTTGCTAGTGCTCAAACAGGTCCACAGATTTCTACAGAAGCTTTAACGACTGCGTTGCGCAAGCGGAAGGCAACTTCTCTTCTTGACACGGTAAAAGCTGGGTTAATTGAGGGCTTGTTAAAGCAATCTCTTCAGACTGCACCAGCTGTTCTTGGGATGCCAAGCATGTTTCCCTTCGGAGGTCTTTAATCATGGCGTATTCTGATTACTCAGATAAGTACCTCCCAGGGGAATACCTGCGTGGTGTGTTTGGGTCGGGGCGTTTTCGTTTCGTCCCGAACACCGAGACGACGATGGACAGTGAATCCTTTCAGAGGTTTTTAAATCTTCAGCGGGATCCAGAAGCTTTGTTTACACAAACGGCTAAGTATCCAAAAGGGTTCACTGATTACATGTCCTTTATGACAGAATTTGGATTAACTCCAAGGGCGTAACAGTCCTTTATAATTAGAAAAAAGGTAGAACAAAGACGTGGCAAGTACCTCTACGAATAAGCAGCCGCTCCTGGTTGACCGCCCGCTGTTTGATTCGGTGCGTGTCACGACCCAGACTGTTGGCAGCCAGGCAAACAACACCATCTTTGTGCAGGGTGGCCAGGCGCCCTCCATCCTGGTGGACATGGATGCAGCACTGGAAGAAGATAATAATAATGGCGGTGTTGTGGATTCCATTACGATTACGCGTAATGATTTCACTCGTTCACCTGATTACGCCGTCAACACCACAACGTCAGGCACTGTCATTTCTTTGACCAGTGGTCAAATTGTTCATGTGCAATCAACCGCTGTTGTTGGCACGGCACCTGCTAATGGCGTTGGTTATTACACCTATACCGGTGCAACTACGCTGACTGGAGTTAATACAGCCATTGTGTATTCCGGTGGTACTGCAACTGGCTTCAGCTACAACGGTGTTGCTTACGGCTACAAGCCAGCAGTGACCTTTGTGTTCTACCACACCCGTGGCACCACTACCCCAATTCCGGCTTCTGGCGATTACAAAGTACTGTTCGCTAAAACGGTCCCTGCCGACAGCGGAGTTGTGGACTGTTCTGATGTGATGCCGCAACTTGCTGCTCCTGTTGCCCAAGCAGGTAATACCAATGGCCTCGGCCCCACGGCACCTCTCCGCAACAAGGGTGTTTACCTGGAGCGCGGTGACCGTATTTATGTTGGCGTGTTTGCAGACGGCCCCAACGTGTCTGGTTACATCCCTGGCGTCCATATCTACGCACAAGGCGGCTTCTTCTAAACTATGGCCAAAAAGAGTGGAAGCTCTTTTGGGAACTTTAATCGGGCCGAGGTTTTTGATCCTCGGCCCGTAAAACCAATTACAACTGAGTTCTCAAGGGGCTCGGTCCCAGATTCGATCTATACGATCAACCGTGAGTCGGCTTGGTCTCGCTGGCGTCGTGGTTACGAAATTGCAACAGCCTGCTTCTACGACAACTCTTACGACTACGCTTTCACATACCAAGTACCGATCCCAGCCGGTACGCCATCCACTGGTGGTAACCCACCCACGATTCCTGGTGTCTTTAAAGGATTTCCAACCAAGAATAAAGAATTTGGTATGCACTGGGCTGGCATACGTGTGGCTGGCAGCTTACGGTTTGATAATGTTGTCGATAGCACTGGGGTGCGTGCTTCTATTGCTTCTGTCACTGAAGACGATGATTACTGGTACGTCCAGCTGACAGGAACCTGGAGTGTAGCCAACCCACTCCCGCCTCCGCTCTACGTTGCTATTCCGGGTGTACCAGGTGGCCTGAAGGCAATCAACGGTGAGATCCTGGAAGACCGAATCATTACTCCAGGTGGTGTACCTATCACTAGGGATACGATTGATCCGACAACTCAGAAACGATACGGATATGTCCAGGCCGTTTTGGTTGACACCAATCCGTTCACAGGTGTCCTTAAGTTAAGGAAAGCTGGATCTGTGGAGGCAACTCCTGACCGTGCTTTGGTTACTCCTGCAACCCGGCCCCCAAATATCGGCAGGTTCATGATGACCGGCACACGGTATTGTTGTTCGTGCCAGGATTTCAATCGCCGTGATTACGGTTACATGACATCTTTAAACAAGGTGTCTGAATCACTGAAAGTTAGATTCCCACGGAGTGGATTCTCATCCCTCAAGCCTGGTCGGTATGAAGTAATGACCTTATCTGGTGTGGTGGATAACAACGCCATGACCAATGCCAATACCAATCGGGACATGAGGATCATTTCCCCGGCACCTCAATACAATGTCCCACCAACAGTCACGCCTACCACCACGACTAAACCTGGAGCCGCTAGGGACAATCCTGGTGTGTTCCGTGATTTTGGTTCGATGTACCTGCGTAGTACGACAGATCCTTCTCTCCCTGGCTCCAGGGCAGAAGGGATGCCTAGCTATGCGGACTACTCTGCGGCAGGTAATGTAATCACATCGCTGACGGACACCTGGACCCCACTGCTAGATGAGATGCGTTACTGCAAACACATCTACGCCATGAAATATGAAGAAGGTGTGTTTCCACCTGAGCCTTCTGATTTTCCCGTCGGCATTGAAAGCATGGCAGCCTGGGAGCAAAAACTTGTTGAGGACACAGAAAAGGATCAGACAGAGTTAAGGGCAGCTGATCTGCAACGACGTTCGCTGGCGACTATGGATGTACCGCCTTACAACTGTCAGGCGCCAATGATGATGCCGATGATGCAAAAGTTGTTTAACATCCCGTCAACCTTTGTCAAGATGGCAGGTTTTACAATGATTGACAAGAATGGAACCAAGTACATTCCTGCATCTGGTGAACGTCCTTCTGTGTAGCCATGGCTGAATTTGGCGACGTTGTTGACTCCAATTTCATCTACTCACAAGAGCAGATTGATCAACGTATCTACGGTGAGAGTACTATTTCTTACAGCGGGATCCCCACGATTTATCACGTGGGGGATGTGGTACACCTGCCGTACCAATCAGGTGAAACCTCAACCATGGAAGCGATAGGCTTGGCCTGGGCTGCGTTCGCCAGCGGTATCGGACCAGAGTAACATAATGTAAACTTATATTAGTCCCACAGGACTTATTAAGAAATCCTTTACCCCTTGCGAGTGGGAACCGCCCGTTCTTAGGGTCAGGTTATCCAACTCATCTCAGCTATGACTCAAACCCCGCCTGTTGACCAGCGGATTGTGGATGAGTATTTCCAGCTGGCATCCCATCGGAAGACCAAAGACGTTGCTTGGTTGTACGGCATGGTTGCGACCTATGGCGTCAAACCAGATGAACTAAAGAATTTTGATTGGGGTCCAGAGAACACCATCCACCTCCCTGGAAAGAAACGAATGATTCGCCCGCTGCACCCACAGTGGGTTTTGCTTTTTGGTCTCAATGAAAAACGGCCCAGCAAATTGCAAGGCCGTTGGGAATCCATCTCGCACTCACTCTATGAAGCCATTGCCTATCAGCATGTTCAGTTGAACATTACTGATTTGCTACTGGCCCACCGCATTCGCAAGAACTACTCGCGTTCCTTCAAGCAGCAACAGTCATCTTCTCCTGCTTTTGCAGGTGCTTTCTGACGGCTGCCACGTTCCAGCGATAACCATCGCGAGAACGGGTCTCAGGGAAGGCGGCGAAATGCGGACCCAGTTTCAGAGTGCCGTCGTCGCGGTACTTGAATAAGGTCTTGCGGTCGATACCAAGGAGTTCTTCTGCCCGTTGGACAGAGACCCAACCATTGGCTTTGGTCATGGCGCGGAAAAAACGCGTGCCTTCATACCGTAACGGCTGTCAAGCCCTAGTCAACGGTCTTAAGAAAACTTTTACAAACTTGTTGCAGTTTGATACACGTAAGGGGAAATTAAAATAAGATAACGGCAACAGAAGAGTATGTTCAATTGTGAGCAGGACCCCCTTTCCCTACTCATTGAATTAACTCCCAAACTTGCGAAGAAACGTTATCGACAATCCATTTACGAAGCCTGGGACCACAAATGTGCGTACTGCAAGGATAGCGCCACCAGCCTTGACCACATCATCCCTCGCTTCAAGTCAGGATCCAACAACCGGAATAACCTGGTTCCCGCATGCCGTCGGTGCAATTCGAACAAAGCCAGCATGAAGATGGAAGATTGGTACCAGCAGCAGGAATTCTTTGACCAGATTCAGATGGACAAGATCCAAGCCTGGGCCTCACAGGAAGTAATTGACATCTTCCAGTACGGAACTCCCGGCCTACTGCCTAGATTTGCGGTTTAATCTTGGTAGGATACTGAAAAGAAATGTGTAGATAATGGGCATTCGTTACGATGCCAACGCCCGCAAATGGGTTGTCACGAACGAAAGAACTGATTATCCGACCAATTACCAAACGGATTATCAGACGAATCGCCCTACCGATTATCCGACAAACTTAAATACCCAAAACCCTTACCATACCTGGGGTGTCATCCGGGACCGTAACGGGAATATCATCAGAGAAGACTGGACTACCACGACTAACTGGGGTGGCGTCAAGTTTCAACCCTATCTTCCTACCAATCTTCAGACAGATTTACCAACTAACTTAAGGACTGATTTTCCAACTGATTTAAAAAGAACAGAAACATATAACGAGTTTGTTTGTTATGTCAGAATTTTTGGCGGTTGTTTATATGGAGACAACGAAAGAAGAACGCGAACTGTTAATGATTCAGAAAGGAACCAGGCTAACCGTCAAAAAAACAACGAGAATGCACAAACTAATACAAACAATAGGGCGACTAATTTAGCGAATGCTCAAACCAACGCTAATAACGCAAAGGCAAACATTGAGATTGAAAAAACAAACACACGAATTCAAGGCGAGAACCAAAATTTATACACAGTTAATACCGATAACTTAAACACAAACACAACCAATACTCAGCTGAACGCAACCAACAAAGCGCTCAACGAAGAAGCGTTTGCCTTAAATCAAAAAAACACTCAACTTAATAACGAGAACACCAAGCTCAATACTCAAAACACAGCTCGGAACAATCTTTATTCACAGACCGTATCTATTGCTTCTACCACCCAAGGGGGAGATTACGTTGGCAAACGTGATCAGCTCTCTGCGCAAACTTTAATCAATGCAGGTATTCCTGCTTCTGAAGCTCAAAGTTTAGTTGACAGCATCAAGGGCAACTACAAACTGTTTTACCAGACGGAAAAGTTGGTGCCATGGGATTCAAAGCTTGGAGCCCAACCACCACACGGTACGTTTGATCCTGCTTATTACAAGCAGCAAAACCAGGCCGTTGTACAAGCCTGGAATAACGCTGTTGCTAATGATGATTTAGATATTACACAACGTTATGGTGAGAATAATTTTTACTGGCAACACTACACTAACGTCGGTAAAAACCAAGGTCTACGTGGCAATAAAGCGGAAGACACGATTGCCGCAGGGCGCTACACAGAAGCTGCCCTGACGGATAAAGAGCTTCAGGATATTCGCGATTACCAATTAGGTGTTGATTCCGACACAATCACCCAGCGTTTGTTGAATATCCCAGAAGTCACAAACCAATGGACAAAAGCCCGCCAGGGGGATCCTTATTGGCAGAATCTCGCAAAACAAAAGTATTTAGATGTCAATAAGGCAGAAGATTTTGCTGCGTTGTTTCGTTTGTCTGAACGTCCGGAGGACAAGCAAGTTGTTTTGAACTACAACGTTAATGCTGGTACTGGCATTACTCAGCTAGAGGACGCTATCAATGAAGCCATTGGTTCCAAGGCTCAGGTTGACGTAAAGAAATTTGCTGCTTTGAATCAAACGATTCTTAAAGATACGATCCAGGAGATGAAGCGTGTCAAAGCAGAGCAGGAAATGATGGGTTTCTACCGTGGCTTCAGCGGCTTCTCTGAAGTGATGGACATCAACAAGGAGCTTGCTAACAATATCCTCGGTGACACGGGGGTTGGCGGCATCCTTTCCTATACGTCTGCTGGCAAGGCAGAAGAAGATCTCCTTGGTGCGCTCCAGAACGTCACTGGGATGCGGAGCAATGTGGCCTACAACTGGCAGCAGTGGTTTGATAAAGCCATTAAAGATAAGTACGGCATTGATTACTCCTTGTTTGAACCCCTGGAGGAGAAGAAAGATATCATCTCGGCGTTTACCAAAACCGACAAGAAAGCATTTGATGCTGCCACAGGTAAGTTCAATGATGAGTTCTTGAAATCTGCTGGTTTTGATTCGACCGAAAATCTGGTTGCGTTTCTGGAGAAGCAAGGGGAAGAAGGTACCAAAATCTTGAACGCAATCAAGGGAGATCCGGGAGAGGCTGCAAACGCAATCTTGGTACCGATTCAATCACGTCTGGAAGCAGATATCAAAACCCTTGACGAAACCAAAGATCGAGGCATTGCTGTTTCATACACCCTTGGTGATGCAACAGAGATGATGAATATCGAAGCTCAATTTGCCAGAAACTACATTGATGAATACCTGGTACCAAGGTTCAGCACTGCTCGTTCCATGGATGAATTTGTCGAATACCTTGATGTTCGGCAAGAAGAGAAAAACCCCTTCCAAACCCAAGATACCTATGACGCGATTAAAACAATCGGTGAGCTGTACAGTAAGAAATATCTGGATGACATTCGGCAGCAAGGTGCCAGAGGGTTTGATTCGGAGTTTTACTTCAATCCCACGGGTGATACATCGCGTCAAGATGCGTACGCAAAACAAAAACAAACAGTGGAAGAAGATTGGCAAAAAGCAAAGGCAGGCGATCCTTACTGGACTACTCAGCTGTACCGTTTTGGCATTGATGTAAACAACAAAGCTGCATTTGCACGCATGCACTTTGAGGTCAAGGGTCAGGGCCAGGGCTTTGATGCGGCTGACGACATCACCAACGCAAGCAAGGTCAAGGATTTTCTGTACCAGACGGTGATTCCTGTCATGAAGGAAGAAGCCTTCAAGTCGGATCCGGTCTTTGGTCAGTTCATTACCCCAGAAGAGTTTGCAGATGAGATGCTGCGGGGCCTGGATCCCGACCAAACACCAGATGCCTGGAAGGAGCTGCTCCAGCGGTACGGCCTCAGTAGCTTTGCCGGGACCATTGATGAGTTGAAGCAGTACATCGTCGAGACGCTGCGCACCGGATCAGCTCAGGACATTCGAGAGCAGATTAAGTTCCTTAACGAAAAACGTCAAAAGCCAACTCAAGAAATCTTGGGCGTTACTTACATTGATCGTCCCGAAGATTACAAGGATGAGATGGCAAAACCAACGACAGAGTTGTATGCCATCTTCCAGAAGTCTGGCTATCAAGGAACAGAAGATGAGTTCTACACCAATATGTTCCCTGATCTGGATCGAACTGAGCAGGTTCTCCTCACCAAGGCAGGTAGGGATGACGCGCTGAAATCCTATGGTCTTGATCTTTCAGATCCATTTGCATCCCTTGGAACAATTGAAAGCTTCTTCCCTGAAGATCAACAGGAGCAGGATAAAGAAACTGCCAAGGAAACTGCTAAGGATTTCTATACAAGTTATTTTAAAATTGGAGAAGATGATGATGACGACGAAACGCAGAAATCTGCTGCCGCCCAATCTCTTCTTGGTGAATTCACTTCCATGTTCAAGGGCCTGTAATGTCAGACAAACGTAAGAAAGCTGCTAAGGCCGCGAAGATCGCCAAGGATCAGATGGCGTGCAACAAACCACGCCGCACTCCTGGGCACCCCACAAAATCTCACGTTGTTAAAGCATGTAAAGGCGGAGAGGAGAAGATCATCCGCTTCGGCCAGCAGGGTGTAGAAGGCGCTGGCAAGAATCCCCAGAGCGCCAAGGACAAGGCCAGGAAGAAGTCATATTACGCAAGGCATAACGCCCAAGATCCGAATCCCGACATAATGTCTGCCCGCTACTGGAGCCATCGAGTAAAGTGGATGATCTTAGGTGGTATACTAGGGGCTGATGCAATTACGCAATGCCTTCACAGCGTTGGAACTATGTTGACGTAAAGTGTTCGAGTTGTAACAAAGAAGCAAAGATCAGGATTGATCAGTTTAATAGGCGAGGGAAAACTTGGGAATGTAGATCTTGCGTCTATAAAGGCAGAAAACTAGATATTAAAGATCCTTCCGCTCGCCATGATCCCGTTAAAAAAGGAGCATGGAATAGTTATTACAGAGCAAAAGGCAGATGTAACTCAGGTCATTATGGTTATTACACAAACATTGAGTTTAAATTTAATTCTTTTGATGAGTTTTACGCCGAATTAGGGCCGCGACCAGAAGGAATGAGCTTAGACCGCATTGACAATCTTGGACATTATGAGCCAGGTAATGTCCGCTGGGCTACCCATCAAGAGCAATGCAACAACCGGCGTGCTCGTGGCTCAGTTTCCAGGTAAAGTGGTGACGCCAACTCATTCCTGTCATGGCAAAACCCAAGTCATCCGCAACTGTCAAAATCGAGTCCAAGCCCAAGAAAACACGTCAAGGTCAAGGGCAAAACAGTTTGCCTAACCATGGCCGCAAAAAGATGCGCGGTCAGGGAAAGTAACACCCTATTTTTAATCTGTGTAATATGGGAGTACTTGTTGTACTCCCATGCCAACTTTGAGGGAAGCTGTTGAATTAATTCGGAAGTATGAAGGCTTCAGCGAAAAAGCGTTCCCCGCTGATGACACTGGGACTTATTCAATCGGTTACGGCACTCAATACTATCCTGATGGGTCTCCTGTTAAACAAGGGCAGTGGTGCACCAAGGAAAAGGCCTTGGAGTATCTGTGCAAGGAAGTAAAAGCAATTCAAGGTCTACTGTCGGAGCTAGATATTCATCTTGATAACTCTGCCGAACAGGCATTGATTTCATTCATCCACTCGGTAGGTTGGAAGCCCTTCCTCTACAGCACCATTGTGGACTGCATCCAGCAGGATGATTGGGCTGGAGTGGCAGAAGAGATTACACGCTGGATCTTTGATGAGAACCACAGGGTAATCGGTGGACTCATTGACCGCAGACGAGAAGAGGTAGATCTGCTCCTGCGAGAGATTGATGAAAATCCCTGGTGCTCTACCGAAGTTTTGATGTCGGCCTTCCGCAACTACAGCGCTGCACCACACCAGGTCAGGGCTATTCGCCAGCTGGAAGAGAACATCAATCCTTATGTGCTAGCGCAGTTTGCTAACGAATTCAAGGTAAATGAGGACCCTTGGAAACTGGACGACGCAAAAGAAATAGAATCGTTATTCGCAAGCTAGCCTTAAAATAGTTTCATCAAAGCCATGAAGGACGCAATGGAGAGGTCAGTGGAACCACGGGAGTTCGAACTACCACTGGAACTCCAGTTTTCAATGCGGAAGGCTGAGATGGTAGCCCAGGAAATGACCTGGGAAGAGTTGCATGCTGCTCTGCTTAACCTCTACCACCAGCGCCTGATGGAGTGGCAAGCAGTCAAGGAGATTCTCCAGGACGAGAACATCCAGTTAGATTTCGACGTTCCCACTGATCTGGAACTGCAAGAACTCGCCGCTGCCTGCGCGTTCTACGAAGACAGCGACGACGATGATGACGAGCTTCAGCCGTTCTGAATTTCGTCCAGTTCAATCAAGCGATCCAGATACCACTGTGCCTTCTTCAGTGATTCTATCCCGCCTTTATGGCGCTCACGCCAAAGATACTTGGCGATATTACCCTTTAGATAACCTCGGAATTCTTCTAAAGTCTGCTGGGCTTCGATTGCTTCGATACATTCGATCCCGCCGTCAGTGTAATGAGACGGATGGTTGACCACATCCTCTTGAATTACAGGAGGCCCCTGGATCGTAAACACAGGATTTGATGGGCTGGCCCAGGGTACCGGGCAAACCCCATCCTTACATTCGAGGGTTTCTACCGGCGCAAACCACGACGTTTTGCCGACAGTTCCTTCATTTCCTCCGTCGGACCCTCCAGTTCCAGTACCAAGGCTTTTGGCTTCGGGCTGGCTCCCATTGCCATTCCTTCCTCCGCCGATGGGATGTAACCCGTCAGGCCCGGACGACCCTCCGACAGTGACAGGTTCTGTCTCTCGTTCCCTTCTTGACATGCAACCAGACCTCGGTTGTACATATCTTGCAATGGTACATCATTTTGCTCATTGTCGAGTGGAGCACCAAAATCTTCTTCCGTCAGACAACGGGACTTCACTTCATCTTGTACAAATGCATCCAAGAAGGCAGCTGGGCTATGCATCGTATTAAGCGCTAGAACTACTTCTTTTACAATAATACTATGGCAAGATTCTTTGATCCCACCTACGATCCCAGGCAGGACTCTGGTAGTTCTGGCTCTGAAGTAACGGATCTACATCCCGAACGTAATTACGATACGGACTTACGTCGTATTGAGGAGTCCGAACGTCCTGACGTTGAAGCGATTAATGACGATCAAGCACGTATTAAACGCTTCATTACGTCAGCCAAGGCAGCCAATAAGTTCAAGCAGAAGGCTTCCATTGATGAGCCAACGCTCCGTGGCGAAACACCCCGTTCAGAAGCTGTGATTGGTGGTGTAGAAGTCCCCAGCACAGGCGATGAGTATGGGAAAGTCGGCAGTGTTGGTTACGCCAAGAAACCCAGGCCACAGTCGGGGACGTTCTACGGCTTTAGCTAACGCCAGTTATCGCTAAAGTCCTCAAGATCCAGGGCATCCTGCATCTGGCCGAGCATATCCTGAAGCATGTTTAAGATCCAGTTCACGTTCTCGGACTTGAACCCGGTTAAAGAACCAGCAAGTTCCTCGTTCTTAAGGAATACCACCTGATCCTCCAGGATGCGGAGGATGTCAATGCGTTGCTCAAGCGTGGTGCGATCCATGATCAAGCCTTTGCGTACACAACTTCTTGAGCCTGGTTCTGATACTTGCCCTTCCGGTCCTGGTAGGACACCTCACAGGGAGTGCCGCGCAGGAACAGCAGCTGGATGATGCCTTCGTTTGCGTAGATGCGGTTGAACTGACCGGTAGCGTTGCTGATCTCCAGGGTCAGGTAGCCCTCCCAACCGGCCTCTGCCGGGGTGATGTTGGCAATGATGCCAGAGCGTGCGTAACTACTCTTACCCATGGCAATCACGGTCACATCCTGGGGCAGCTTCAGCCGTTCTTCTGCAACAGCAAGGCAGTACCCATAGGGAGGCAGCAGGAAATACTTACCCTTCTCGTCTTCTAGGAGTTCGGAGTCTGACAGGATCTTGGGGTTGAAATCCTTAGGATCCGACACTCCCTCCTGGATGCGACCAAAGATCAGACATTGCTTGGGAGACAGGCGAATGTCGTACCCATACGAGCTGAGGCCATAACTCAAGATGCGGCGTCCATCTTCTTCATTCACCAGACGGTCGGTGAACGGTTCAATCATCCCTTGTTCCAGGGCAAAAGCCTTGATCTCAGCGTCGCAAAGGATTCCCATAGATCCTGTTAATCGTCCTTAACTATACCGAATTCAGTAGATAACGCGGCCAAATTGCTCGTACGTTTCAATAAATTTCAGTGTGGCTTCAGACGATCTTCCTTGTGGCTGCAAGTACACCGCAAATGAACTGCAGGTTTTATGCTTGCCAATCCCTTCACTGGTGTTCTTGATCAGTGTTGGAATGGTCTTAAGGAAACAGATGGGGAAATCAAAGATCTTTTGCTCGTACCGGATCATGTCAGGGCAGTTGGTGAAGTAGATGGCCTGCTCCACTTCTCCCGCCAGCCACTTTTTATACAGCTGACGGAACCACACGGCATGAGACGACACCAAAGTTGGGGATGACGCCCTGGTCATCTTCCATTTATCCAGCTTTTTATCGAAGTAATAGCAGCCGCTTGGGGGGAAAAGGTACACACGACCAAACCACTGCTGCATGTTGAGTCCGTCCTGCTGAGGACTAAAGAACTCATCGGCCTGCACAAATTCCTGCGCCACCTTGGAACTGGCAGGATCTAAGTTGATCCCACCCATCACAATATTGGCAGCTTGCACCAGTTCTGTGGGCGTGATGAGTTCAAGATCTTCACGCCGTCCAGTGACACGACGGATGGTCATGCTGCGTCAACAACCTTGTTGTAGTCTATTTCCAAATAGCGAATGCCCTCGTCATCATTGATGATGTAGCCAGCCTTCTCCTCGGGATCAATCTTCTGTGCTGCCTCCAGAATGCGGCGGAAGGTTTCAACTAGATCATGGTTGTTATCCCGTTCCATCGCTTCTTTAGCGGCGTTCAGCTCTTCTAGCGTCATGTAAACCACCCCACGTTCCTGTTTCGGTTGGAAGCACATGACCCCCGGCCCTTCCGATTGCCAGAACTGGTAGTACATCTCGCCCATATCACCAAGGATGAAGTCAACCGTCTGGTTGAGCATCTTTGCCTTGGTCTCGGTTACATCACCTTGCAGCGCAGCGTGGATGAGCTTCTCGCGACGATTCATTTTCTACCAAACCCTGTCGTACTAAAGATTCTAGAAGCTTAGGTAATGGTTTGTAAATCACAACGAGCTTGCCAAGATTTCCACGTTTCTTAACAAGTTTCCCGTTTTCGTCACGAAGCTTGTCAAACTCGCCAGATCGGATAAGATATTCGGCCACACAACGCAACCGCCGCTTCAGGGGCAGCTCTGCCTGGGGGAACTTCCCACAAATGGTGTCGGGATTCATGTCGACGAAGGCCAGGCGCAACCTGTTGGCCAGGGTCATGCCCGAATTGGCGTCCTCCTCTTCATAATTTCTTACGTTTTCCAGGTATCGACGCAAGCATCCGTCATCGAACGAGCCAGAGGGGGGAAAGAACTCCTCCACCTGCTTGAACAGTGATGTGGGCAACAGCTGAGATGCGTTCTCAATTGTGACGGCAGCTAGGTCCAACCCCTGGAAACGGTTTGAAATCATTCGAGTTTCTCCTGGGTGGATTGGTATTTGTTGCCGTAGAAATCAGACAGGTCAATGTCCTTGTTTTTAGAAAAGGACATGACCAGGAAGTTCCACGGGATCCGAATGACGGCCTTCTTGCCGGAGTCAGGAGCGATGTTGACGTAATGAATGCCCTCAGTCCAACCTTTTTCCGGCTTTTTCTTGCCAACGGCAATCCAATTTCGGATCGTTTGGTCGGATACGGACAGACGCCTGGCACACTCCTCGGTTGAGATGTACTCATCCGCAAACGCCTGGGGATTCATCTTGTCCGTTTCTTGCGTCTGATACCGGCTATGCCACATGGAAGCCAGAATATTTCTGACGCCCTTGAGTTCGAACGCAATATCTTCCAAACCCTTACGGATTCCGAATGCTGCCATCGTTTCAACTCTTCTTTTTAGATGCTAGTGTGTGGGAAAACAATCTGCATTAGCAATGGAAGAACTTCCTACTTCCAACGTGCCTCCTCAAGTTCCCACTGAAGAGAATCAATCCATTCCTGGTGTGCTGACCCCTGAAGCCCTGGAGCAGCTGAAGGCTCGGGCTCGGGAAGAAGCCATTCGAATGACGATTCTTCAGCAACAAATGGCACGTCCGGAACCAGCGGTCCAGCCCATTGCTCGGCCAGAGGTTCCAGCCAGCCAGAGGTTTGATTTTCCAATGCCACAGCCTCAGGTTGTTTATGTTCGCCGCAACCTGACAGTTGCGGAACTCATTGTGGTTTTTGCTATTGCTTGTGGAATCGTTACCGGTACTCAAGCAGCCTGGAATTTTGTGTCTAACTCCTTGCCTAGGATTGAAATCAAGGCCCGGTAGATTAAACACACTGCGACTATAATTCATTTTATAGGGTTTGTGTGATTTAATAGGTGGCCAACAGACGGATATCCGAGTTACAGGAGATCGCCGGTCTTGACCTAGCGGATGGCGACCTATTGACGGTCGTTCAGGTCGCAGAAGTTGACCCTGCGATCAAGAACAAGAAACTAACGATATCTGGTACCCGTACTTATCTAAATGTCTACTATCTCCCCCGCACTGGGGGAACAGTTAGTGGTTCAATTGTTGTCCAGAACAACCTGACGGTTTCTGGTAACGCCAACCTGAACTCTCTGACGGTTACCGGTGACATTGTTTTTGCCAACCTCACGGTTCAAAACAATCTCACGGTCAGTGGCACCATCAGCGGTAACACAATTACCGGTGAAAGTATTGCTGCGCCCCTGGTAACGTCAGCCAGCGGTCGTTTCACTGATGTCACTGGCGCCACGGCACGGTATACCTCTGGAACATTCCAGACCCTCAGTGGCAACTTCATTACAGGTGTGACGATTACCACCTTTACTGGTGGTTTCTCCAACATCGTTTATTCCAATACCGTCAGCGGCGTCACAGTTACTGGCACGACGGTTAATGCAAGCAGCGGCGTTTATACAACTCAGCTTTCCGGTGCCACCATCACCGGCAACAACATTAATGGAACCACTGGTACGTTCCAGACCCTGGTCACGAGCGGCCAAACGATTGGTGGTAACGTCACTGTCAGTGGCACGCTGAACGTATCTGGTATTGGTACGTTTGCTTCTGGTGTCAACGTCCTTGGCACGCTGAGCGGCACAACCGTTACCGGTACCAACGCTCAATTCACCAACATCACAGGCTCCACAGTTGTTGGAACCACCGTTGTTTCTGGTGCGACCGTTACCGGTAACACGGGCAACTTTAGTAATCTCAACACCATCAGCGGCGTCTTTAGCGCCCAGCTCTCCGGTGCAACGATCACGGGGAACACCGGTAACTTCACGACGCTCAACGCAATCACGGCCATCTTTGAGACCGGGATTGTCAAGCAGAACATCACGGTTACTGGCAACATTGCAACCAGCGGCACCCTGACGGTTGGTCAGACGGCAACCATTGCTTCTGGCCTGACTGTCACCACTGGTTCGATCTCTGGTGTCACGATTACTGGTACCACTGGTCAATTCACCAACCTTGTTGGTATTGGTGGGTCGTTCACAACGTTGACCGGCACGACCGTCACAGGCGGTACCGCTAACTTCAACAACGGTAACTTCACTGGCACCCTGAGTGGTGCAACGGTTACTGGTAACACAGGCCAGTTCACCAACCTTCTTGCAGGTGGGGGTTCCTTTACAACCCTGACTGGCACCACCATTACTGGAACCACAGGTCAATTCACGAACCTGACCGCGATTGGTGGCAGCTTCACAACCCTCACTGGCACGACGGTGACCGGTGGTACCGCCAACTTCAACAACGGTAATTTCACTGGCACGCTGAGTGGCGCCACTATTACCGGCCAGGTTGGTCAATTCACCAGCATCACCGGTATCAGCGCTGGCTTCACAACAGTGACCGGTGGTACCGGCATCTTCACCACCAGTGTTTCTGGAGCCACCGTGACCGGCAATACGGTCCAAGGAACCTCCGGCATCTTCCAATATCTGAGTGGTGCCACGATTACTGGTGTTAGCGGCAACTTCAGTACGGCATTAACGATTAGCGGACAGAATGTTGCCACTGTTAACTACGCGGACTCTTCTGCAATTGTGTATGCAATTGCTCTCGGATGATCCGTTTATAATGAATGAAACTGCGTAAGTACCAATAAATACATGGCCCGTTTTGTTTCGGTCGTTAGGCAAAGTATTGCAAGCGGTTCCACCGCCCCGACGGTTATTATTTCTGGTACTTCCAACTCCAGTGGTGTGCCAGCTAATACCTATGGTGTGATCCTGAGCATCCTTGCCTCTAACACCACTGCCAATTCTCAGAACGTCACGGTACAACTGATCAAATCTGGTGGCACCCCCACCGGATCTCTCATCACCTCTGGCACCGTACCAAACCAATCTTCTCTTGAATTCATGACCGGTAATAAGGTCATCGTTCAATCGGAAGATGTAATTCGTGCTTACGCAGGAACTGGCAGCGCTGTTGACGTGACCATTTCCTACATGCTGAACCCGCAAGATAACACCATCTGATCATGCCTTACATCGGTAATGTCCCAAGTTCCTTCAATGTTGGAACTGACAACATCAATAATGATGCGATCACAACTGCCAAGATTGCAGATGGCGCGATCCTTAATGCCGATGTAAATAGTGCGGCTGCCATTGCCGGTACCAAGATCAGTCCTGACTTTGGTAGTCAGAATTTACTAACCACTGGTACCAGCACAGCAGCAAGTTTTATTCCCAGTAGTTCAACAGCACCAACAAACGGTTTATATTTAGCTTCCGCAAATAACGTAGCCATCTCGACTAATGGCACTGGGCGGTTGTTTGTTGATGCGAGTGGACGAGTAATTGTCGGAGCGTCGTCTGCCGCTGTAGGCAACCCTCTTGAAGTAGTTGCCACATCCAACGGCAATGCCATTGCTGTTCGCGGCAGAAGCTCTGACAACGTGGGAATCATTACGTTCCATCCAAATGCCAGTAGCACTGAATATGCAAGGATCCAAGCAGAAAGCGATTCGGCATTGCGCTTCGGGACCGGATCTGCCGGATCCGAACGCATGCGCCTGGACTCCAGTGGCCGCTTAGGGATTGGCACTACTCCGGGAGTGACGTTAGACGTCAACGGACAAATCCGTGCAAACAATGACTTTCTCTACGCAGATTCAACAGCAACTCGCGGTCGTGTTTATGGCGACTCTTCCGGCTTAGTTGTTCGTGCAGATACTGGGTTGGCTCTTCGGTTTCATGCCGATGTTAATGAAAGAGCACGAATTGACACATCAGGCCGCCTGTTAGTTGGCACGTCTTCAAGTGTTAACAACGAGTGTATTTTTCAAACATCTGGCGACTCAGTTAGAGACATTGCTCTTAAATACACTGGTACTTCGGGCGGCGCTGAAACAAGTTTTAGATGGATTGATAAAAACAACCAGGTAAATGCGCAAGTTGGCAACAACCTTCAAAACGATGCTATTGGCACAGCCGCCGCGCATCTTGTCTTTAAGACAGCAACCGGTGGCACGTTGGCGGAGCGGGTGCGTATTACGCAAGATGGCAAAATTTACATGGGTCAAACTTCCGGGTTTGGCTTTAGTACAAACAGGCTAGAGGTTGAAGGTCAAAACGCTGTTGCATTTAAGAGTACGGGCACCGCAGGCCAGCAAACTGCATACATCTGGCACTCCGCAACCAGTGGCAATAATTTGTTCATGGAATTTGGCACGGAATCGTCCATTAACACCCGTGGCTCTATTGACTACAACCGTGGCGCTGGTCAAGTTAGGTACAACGTCACGTCAGATCGCCGCCTCAAGTCAAACATTGAAGATGCAAGCTCAGCCCTAAACGTTCTTGATCAAATTAAAGTCAGGTCTTACACCTGGACTGAGACCGGGTACAACATTCCTCACGGCTTTATTGCGCAAGAACTGAACGAAGCTGTACCCGATGCCGTCAAGGTTGGTGACGATGGAGATGAGGTGGTCGATACCTGGGCAGTCGACAACGCCAAGCTGGTGCCACTGCTTACAAAAGCACTGCAAGAAGCTTTGCAGAAGATCGACGCGATGGAAGCCCGACTGTCAGCCCTTGAGGCGTCGTAGTCCTACTCACTAATATCTACTGGTAAACTAAAGAAAACGGTTACGTAAAATGACCCTTACTTCTGAATGGCACATCGCCGCTCTTGAGACCGCTCCTTCGGAAGATGGCCTGACCGATGTTGTGAAAGTCGGTCACTGGACTGCATCTGCCACTGAAGTGGACGGTGCCAACACCTATACCGCCAGCTGCTACGGCTCCGTTGGTTTCGGTACCCCAGACCCCGATGCCTTCGTTGATTACCCCAACATCACCGAAGAAGAAGCCATCACCTGGGTCAAGGAAACCCTTGGTGCTGAGCAGGTGACTGCCATTGGTGACAATCTTCTGAGTCAGATTGAAGAGCAGAAGAACCCTTCTATCGTGACATTACCACTCCCTTGGAGCTGAGTATTAATCTATAATTTGGTCAGTCCATCCATTAACCATGGCCTCGATCCAAGAAAAGATTGATTCTCTGTACAAGGAACTGGAAGAAGTTGTGGAGCAACACAACCAGGCTCTTCAGGTTCAAACTGCAGCCAAGGAAAAAGCAATTGCCCTCCAAGGTGCACTCAATGCACTGAAAGAACTGCAGGAAGAAGAGCCCGCTGAGGCTGAATGATTTAAAATAAAGCTAAGCGCGTAGGGTAAAATTGAGCTACATTGGTCAACAACCAGTAGTTGGTCGGTATATTAAAATCGACCAAATCTCTGGTGGTTTCAATGGAACCGCTAGTGGTTTTACCCTGGCTGCAGGTGGGCAAGGTGTTTTACCTGGTACCGCCCGCAACTTAATGCTCTCCTTGGGGGGTGTCATCCAAGAACCAGAGGTTGATTTCACGGTCTCTGGTTCTGGAATCACCTTCACCACACCGCCAGTTTCTGGTACAACCTTCTTCTGTGTCGTCTTTGGCGACATGCAGGCCATCGGTCAGCCCAGTGATGGCACCGTTATTCCTGCATCGATTGCCGCCAGCGGTATCTTCACCTTCCCAGATAGCGTTAACGTCAACGGCTCTGGGTTCCTAAAAATTCCCATTGGCACAGAAGCCACCAGGCCTGCTGGTAATACTGGTTATATCCGTTACAACACCACAACCAGTCAATTTGAAGGTTATAGCTCTGCCTGGGGTGCTTTAGGTGGTGGTGCCACTGGTTCAGGTGGTGACCGGGTTTTTGTTGAA